CCAATAAAAAACAAACATTTTTTTGCTCGATAGCGTAATTTAAAATCAGTCTAAATAACAGCTTAACAACCACTTATAGCATTATGCTAAACAACTAAGCCATATATATAAGCTACATAATAATAATATGTAAAATTCTATACCTTGTTTGCTTACAATCTGTTTTTTTTGTCGCTGTCTGCAGTTTACGATCTATAATCAAAAAGCATATTTCTACTTACAAACCCTCAAAATTGTATGCAGTTTGTCCCATACACAAAAAAGTGATGCCATATGTAGTCAACCAATAACGCAAAACCTGCATGGACTACCAACCATTCACCACACTGTACACGCAAGGCATTGCGTCCATTATGCAGATGGTCCCTGCGGCCTTGCTATGCCTTGCGTACATAGATACAACCCATCCCACTCGCTTTGCGTCCTTTGCGGCCAAGAACCCCCCCTATGATTGGCAGAATAGAAATCTAGAAGGGTCGAGGTCACCCCCTTTCCAATTGCGCAGAATTTTTTAACCGGTTATTAAAACCCTTAGAAAATTGTGCAGAAATTTCTGGCAGTCCCCACAAAACCCTTAGAAAGTCCATTAATTGGAATTTTTTCTTGCGGTAATACCCAACATTTTTTATATTTGCCGTAGACAGGTGTAGAAACCATTAAAGAATTGGCTTATGAAACGTAAACGTAATACAGAGCTACCGGTTAAAAAAGAGCGCAAGAAACCGTTTTCTACCCCGCAGGTATGGGACGACACTATTCCTGAACGGGCATACCGGTTATGTTTATTGGGGCTCAAGAACAGTGAACTTGCTCTTTCTTTCGGGGTAACCGAGGACACTATAGAAAAGTGGACCAAACGTCATCCTGAATTTAGAAGGGCCCTTAAGAAAGGACGAGAAGAAGCTGATGGAAAGGTTGTGCAGAGTTTGTACAAGCGTGCCATTGGCTTTGAACATGACGATGTGTATATTACCGCCTACAAAGGTGAGGTGGTGATTACCCCGATTAAGAAATATTACCCGCCGGATGTGACGGCCGCCATATTCTGGTTGAAGAACCGTCAACGGGATAAATGGGCTGATGTTTGGAAAATGGAATTTGAGGGTAATATTAACTTCAATGACGAGCAGAATAATCTTGAGGACCTCACTGATGAGGAACTTAATGTTCTTAGAAAGTACAGTTTAATCCAATACATGGAAAACAATGACCCTAAAGCAGACTAAATTGCCTACTGAAACGCTGGTTAGAAAGCTTCCGCCAAAACGGGAACGGATGCTTAATGCTCTCAGGAATCCGCTGATTATCCAACGGGAACTTAATAACCGTAGTCTGTTTGAGTTTGTGCGGTATTTCTGGCCGGAGTATTCTAATGATGAGTTTGTTCCTAACTGGCACATTCCGTTTTTGTGCAAGGAACTGGAAAAGATAGCGTACCGTGTTGGAAGTAACAAGCACAATAATTATGATCTGATTATCAACGTCCCGCCTGGTACTACAAAAACCGCTCTTGTTTCTATCTTTTTTCCAATCTGGTGTTGGACTCGTTTCCATTGGTTTAAGTTTATCACCGCCTCGTATTCGGCAGAACTTTCTTTAGAATCTGCTGAATACAGTCGGGATATTATGAGAAGCCAGAAATTCAAAGAGCTTTATCCTGACCTTCAGCTTAAGCCGGATAAAGACACCAAAAGTAACTTTAAGCTCATCAAGAAGGTTTTCCAGGGCCGAAGAAATCCAAAAATGCTGATGGGCGGCAATAGATTTAGTACCTCCGTGGGTGGTACCGTAACAGGTTTCCACGGACATATTAACATCGTGGACGACCCGACAGACCCACGTAAAGTACTTTCTGAAAAAGAACTGGCTTCTACCAACCACTGGATGAGTCAGGTGCTGCCAATGCGTAAGGCCAATAAGAACACCACCACCACGATAATCATCATGCAGCGGCTTCACCAGAATGACCCCACGGGATTTTTGCTTTCTGACCCTAAGAAGGCGGCGAAAATAAAGCATATCTGTCTTCCCGGGGAAATTCGTACTTTTAGAGATATGGTTAACCCACCGGAGGCCGTTAAATACTACAAAGATGACCTTCTGGACCCCATAAGAATGCCCTGGAAGGTCATGAACGACATGAAAACCGACCTTGGTCAATACGGGTACGCAGGACAGGTAGGACAGAAACCTACACCGCCAGGTGGTGGGATGTTTCACGTTGACCAGTTTCAGATTATCGACAAAATTCCTAACCCGAAGTTAATAGAACAGATAGTCCGTTATTGGGACAAAGCGGCCACGGCAGACGCCGGAGCATATACGGCCGGCGTCAAAATGGCCCGTTTACGTGGAAACAAATATGTTATTCTGGATGTAAAACGTGGTCAATGGTCGGCNGANAAACGTGAGAAGATTATCAAAAGCACCATCCATGCAGACGGTGTAGAATGTTTTCAGTACATAGAACAGGAACCCGGTTCAGGTGGAAAGGAATCAGCGGAGTTGACGATAAGAAACAACCTCGGGTACCATGTAGAAGCCGACAGACCTATCGGGGACAAAGTGTACAGGGCAGACCCGTTTTCTGTACAGGTCAACGAGGGTAATGTGTGGCTTATCAGGGCTGAATGGAATAAAGATTTTATTGATGAATTTGAGTTCTTTCCATTTAGTACCTACAAAGACCAGGTAGATGCTTCTTCAGGTGCATACGCTAAATTGATGACCAAAAAACGAATCAAAGTGATATGAAAAAGTTTGTAGCAAACGAAGAAATGGACAAGATATTGACCGCCCGTTCTGCTCTCGCAGATGCTTTGGGTGTTCAATTCGGTGGACTTCGTGACCTTTACCAGACCTTTGGTTGGAAAAAGGATTTGGGGTTTGTTGACTACTATTCTATGTACATTAGAAATGCCGTTGCCAAGGCGGTGATTAAAAGACCGGCCAATGACACATGGGCAGGTGACTTTGAAATAGTAGAAACAGACGATGGTAAAGACACAGAGTTTGAAAAAGCCTGCAAGGACCTTCAGAAACAACTTAAGCTTAAAACAGTGTTTAACCGTCTCGATAGAATTACCTCATTAGGTAATTACGGGATATTGCTGTTCGGGCTTTCTGATTGTCGTACCACCGCAGATTTTGCCAAACCTGTAAGGATAGGTAACGGTCTTAGACTGTTGTACCTTAAACCTGTCACCCAGCAAAATGCCAAGATTTCTAAATACGATACCAACCCCAATTCCCCCAGATACGGCCTGCCTTTGATTTATTCTATTTCCCTTAAGTCCGTAAATTCTACAAGTGGTTCTACATTCCAATCTGTTTTGAACGTCCATTACAGTAGGGTTTTGCATGTTAGTTGGGATTTGCTGGAAGATGAAGTTGAAGGTACACCGGTGTTACAGTCGATTTACAACAACCTTATGGATATAGAAAAGCTGGCCGGTGGTTCTGCAGAAATGTTCTGGCGTGGTGCCAATCCAGGATTATTCGGACAGGTAGACCCGGAATTTACAATGTCCTCGACAGATGAACAAAATCTTAAAGAGCAGGTTGAGGCATATGTTCATCAACTACGTAAATTTTTGATTTCTCAGGGGGTAGAAATAAAAGAGTTGACACCTGCCGTTGCAGACCCCACCAATCATATAAAAATCCAAATAGCCCTTATTTCTGCGGTTACAGGGATACCTCAAAGAATCCTTTTAGGGGCAGAGCAAGGGGAATTAGCATCAGGGCAAGATGCCAATGCTTGGAAGGTGCTTATTCAAAACCGCCGTACAGAGCAGGCAGAACAATTAATAGTCCGGCCTTTCTTTGACCGGTTGATTGAATATCAGATTGTGCCAACCCCCAGTACTGTATATTCTGTACTTTGGAGTGATGTATTCGCCCCATCAGAAAAAGAACGTGCAGAAACCGGTAAAATACGAGCTGCGGCCATTCAACAGTATCTGCAAAATCCGATAGCTGTAGAAATAATCCCGCCTGAAATATTCTATAAATTCTTATTGGGATTAGACAAACAACAATTGGATTATGTGACCACAGTTGTTGCAGAAAATAAGGGGACAGCGCAAGAAGAGGCTTTGATGGAAAGGCTCAAAGAACTCGAAGCTACGTCTGGTAGAAATGAGCAAAATTCTGATGGTCAGACAGAAGAAGAGTAAAAAAATTTGTAAACCTGTTGCTTCTTAAAAAGAAAATGTGTGAAATTTGTGTACATAGGAACATAGAAACAAATGCGAGGTCATACGACCCAACGAGAACTACGACCCTTCGCAATATGTTTGCGGCAAAAATGCGTTCAGCATTTGTTTCTGTCAGAAGACAAGTAGTTGATGCGCTCATTGACAAAGATGTATTCGGGCTTAACGTCAATGTTCTTCCTGGACAATTTGCTTATCCTACCAGCAGTAAGAAGATAGAGGAGTTTATGAAATGGCTGCAAGAACTGATTGACCAGGATATTCTTAAGCTGACGACCATTCCCCAAATCGGGGAATCAATGGACAGAAGATGGACAGACCTTTATATAGAGGATAGTTATAAACGGGGGGTTCTCAGAGCCCGTCAAGAATTACGCAAAGCCGGAGCAGACGTCCCTTCCATAGAACAAACCGGGGGTATTTCTGTGAGCATGAGCACCCCATTCCATCTTGAACGTGTAGGGATATTGTTTATCCGGACGTTTGAGGACCTAAAAGGTATTTCTAATGCCATGGCTTCACAGATAAGCCGAGTATTGGCACAAGGGTTTATCAACGGTGATAATCCCCGCCTGATAGCCAGAAAATTAAATTACGTGATTTCTGGCATGGGTGAAAGCCTTGGGGTGACTGATACTCTCGGCAGGTTTATACCGGCGCAAAGAAGAGCCGAAATATTAGCAAGAACAGAGATTATACGAGCCCATCATAAAGGTATGATGCAGGAATACAAAAATTGGCGTCTGGAGAATGTGTATGTGCAGGCTGAACTTTCAACAGCAGGGGATGACCGAGTTTGTGATATATGCGCACCGTTAGACGGCAAGGTTTATACTTTAGAAGAAGCAGAAAACCTTATTCCCTTGCATCCGTTATGTCGTTGTATTGTGATACCAAAATTATAAGCTATGGATACGAAAAATCAAATAGAAGCTAAACTTTATTTTTTGCGGCATTCTTCTACCGAGACCTCGGTATATGAAGCAGATACTGTAAGTTTGGATGACAAGCAGTATCTTCTTGTACCGGTGGTTATGATGGTAGAAGGTGTACACAGTGGCAGTGCCGGACCTTTGTTTCATTCTGCACAAACTTTGGCACAGTCTATTGATAAATGGAAAGGTAAACCGTGACAATAGACCACCCAGAGCAAGACGGCACGTTCATTTCTGCTAAGAATGCTGACCAGAAGGTTGTTGTTGGGTTTGTTAAAGAAGCTTATTTTGAGGACAATAAACTTAAAGGTCATATTTTATTGGACCAAGAAAAATTGAGAGAAAATTACCCGGATGTGCTTGATATGATTCTTAATTCTACACCTATGGATGTTTCTATTGGGGTGTTTACTGAAGAAATAGAAAAAGCGGGTGTATGGAATGGCGAAGAGTATCGGGCTATTGCCGTCAATCACCAGCCTGACCATTTGGCGTTACTTCCCAATATGG